TTCCAATCGAGCTTGACGCCGCGCACGAACGGGAACGGCTCCTGCGTACCATCATCGTGCACGATGTACACTTCGACGTCGGTCCAACCGAGCATCACGCCGTTGAAGACGCACTGGCCACCGATCTTTAGCTTCGGTCCAGGTGGCGGAGCTTTCGCAACGATTCGAATGCGCGACATCGAACCTATCTCTTGTGTTCCTTCAGATACTCAATCGCACGCGTCATCGTATCGATGTCCTCTCTAAAGTGCCCAATTGCGGTATTGCACCCTGTGCAGATGACAGAACGCACGTGACCTGTTCTGTGGTCATGGTCGATTACCATCTGACGCCACCTCAGTTGACGCTTGCAGATCTGGCACGGCCTATGCTTAGCGGCTAGAAGAGCGTCGGCGTCTTCCTTCGTAATCCCGAACTGCCACGCGGTGTGCTGCTTACGCTTCAGTTCCCTGTATCTCTCGCACATCCAATCGCTGAGCCCACGAAACCTTGATGGATCCGTTGTGCGGCATAGCTTGCAGCTGAGCGGCTCTCCGACTGGCCTCGGTCCACGCGGAATGAAGACGGTGTTCACCCACCGAATTTACCATCTGTCATGTAGTTGCCGCAAATGAGAAGAAGCTCCGCGACGTTCAGACACGCTGCCTCAGCTGACAACGTATCCTCGCCGCGGAGCATCTCAGTGAGCCCGTCTGCAAAGGCCGCTATGTCCCTGCGTTGCGTTCGCCGCAGGGACATTAGGATTTTCCTTCTTCTACACCCGCCATTCCTGCGAGCTCGATGAACATACGAGCGCACGCCTCCGGAATCCCGGGCCACTCATCGAGCAGCGCCTCAATCTCGGGCTGCGTCGCAGGAACAACACACGTGCACTTGAAGAGCTTTTCTTGCGCTTCGGCCTGCAGCTGCGGGTTGTTCGAGTTCGCGCGAAAGAGCTTGTACTCTGCGCGCTTCGGCTTGCGCAGGACGACGTACCACGACTTGCCGTCGGGGTGAGTCACGACGCCGATGCGCTTGTGCAGTGCTTCGAGCTCTTCGAGTTTTTCCTTGGAGACGACGGACGAATCGAGTGACATGGGCGACCTCCTTTGAGAGAAAGGAGGAGCGCGCCCGGCGACCCGTTATGCGCTCCAAGGAGAGGCGTCCCTCTCCGAGATTTGTATGACTGGCTAGAACTGCGGAGCCGAGAGCGGGATGCTCGACATCGGCTGCAGACCGGTACCGGAATCGATGAGGATGAAGAGTGGATTCGTTTCAAATTCCACCACCGGCTCTTCGACGCCCTCGGCGTGCGAGTTCTCCACCGTGTCCATCGTGTTGCCGCGGATCGAGACAAGGATGGGCGAGAAGCCGTTCTCCGAGTACGTGATGTTGGCTTCCCAGAAGACGTCGCCGTAGGCGTTGTTGCCAGTTGGGTCCTGCGCGCCGAGCCCCTGGAGCAGGTTGTAGAAGGCCGGCAAGAGCATCTTCCACTTGGCCGAGTAGTCGATCTTGCCGCGGGTCTTGCGCAGCGGGTTGACGTTCGTGCCATAGCTCTTCTTGCGCTCTCGCTGAATCTTGTAGTCGACCGATAGGACCTCGGTGACCACGGCCCCGGCGAACTTGAACTCGATTGAGGCCCACGAATACGAGACGCCGTTGATGAGCGGGTACTGGAGCGGCCCCCCGACGGAGCCAACGATGACCCCCAGATTGATTCCGAGGTTGGCCATGTAATGTCCTTTTCAGAGAAGCATGTTGGATTACGTGAGCTGTGCGGCCTGAGCCTGGTTGGCGCTCGAGAACTGCAGTCCGATGTTGACCTGCAGGACGATTCCGCGGGCGGTGAGTGTTGCGGTGACCGGAACGATCCCAGCCGTCCCCACGTTGGCCGTCTGGTCGACGACGACGGTACAGCTCGAGATCATCTGATTGGCCGTCATATTCGTGTCGAGCGCGGTCTTCAGGATCGAGCCGATGGTCTTGGCGTCGCGCGGGTCCATCGTCCCCGCAGGAAGGAGCCGCACGTTGTCATTGATGAGCGTCTGGCCCACCTGCACGAGGATGGTGGCTGCGACGTTCCACACGGCCATGAGCGGGCGCGAGTTGATCTGCGCGCCCGTGCTCGCCATGTTGTTGGCTTGCAGGTTGTAGATGCCCTGCAGGTACGCCCGCGTGGTCGTTGTGACGAACCGCGCCGCGTTCAGGCCTGGGTTGATGGCCTCGTTGTGGTAGATGAAGCCGTCGGTGGGGTCGTTGATGGGGTCGATGACGATGCCGCCAAGCGGCCCATCCTTGACGCGTCCCCAGCTGCGCTGCGGGCCCGACAAGAGTACCGTGCGCTGAGCAATCGAGTACGCGATCGACCGCCGGAATCGCGGGGACATCCCAAGCGGGTTGATGAGCGCACTCGGCATGTTGAAGTACGCCGCGCACACGCTCGCGCGACGCGCGGCGACCGCGCTGTAGTCGGTCTGGATGCTCGTCATCCACGTGGCCTCGGTCTCGCCCGTCCCTCCCCACGCGGTTGGAAACTTGGCATCCCTCGCCGACATGATCGTCTCGGCGTAGATGGGTTGCACCGCTGCGGCCAGCGCAGAGAGGTTGCTCCCTGAGTCGCCGGCGATCGCCGTCACGTCCGCGCCCGCCGCACCCGACGAGAAGCCCGTCGCCACGGCTCCACCGACGATGTGCATTGAGCCGAAGCCCTGCTGGCCGTACGGGCTTGCGGCCAGCGAATTGATGGCAGCGGTGATGCCCGCGTCGTTCCAGAGCGGCTCGGTGCTGCCGAACCGATCGAAGTTGCCGGCGATCTTGGTGCCAGCGGCGAAGTTGAGCGTGATGCCCGTGCCCGGGATGAGGTAGGTCGTCGCCGTCGTGATCTGCACCGGAGGCGACTGCGTGCGCCCCGCATCGAGCGAGATGGTGAACGCGATCGGGCCCGTCGCGACGGTTCCGCCGAGCGTGTACGTGACCTGCACGAAGTACGTGTCGAACGGAACACCCGTGACGGTCGTGACACTCGAGCCGGTGCTGCCGCCAGTGCCTTGCGAGGTCGTGACTGCGGTGAGCGCGCCCGCCGTGTTCGACGTCGCACGGATCGCCAGCACGGTTCCGCCGGCCAGACACGTCAGCGATGCCGCCTCTGGCAGCGGGCCCCACGCAAAGGTGGTGGCAAGTGTCTGCGGACTCTTGGTCGCGACGACTTGGCCGACCGTTCCTGCCGACGCCACGCCGATGACAACCTGGACGTTCTGCGTCGGCACGACGACCGCAGCGCCCCCATTGTCGATCAAATTGATGGAAACGTATCCATTCGTGCCCATTATCAGTCACCGCCTGGTGTGCTGTATGTGATGTTCGGCCGGCCCATCGTCGTCCCATGCGGAACGAAGAGGAGCGCCTGATCGGTCACCGGGATATCGACCTCGAGACCGAAGACCATGTAGTGACCCGAGATGATGAGGTTGGGACTCTGCGTCGCCTGGTCGCCCCACGCGCCCGTCGTCGGACGACAACTGCTGCCACTCAGAATCAGGTACGCCGCTCGCATGAGCGTATGAGAGAGAGCCTGTGCCGCATTGAATCCACGCGCTGGGTCGGTGGCGCTAAAGCTCTCGGTATCCGCCCAGCAGTGCGTCTCGAACGTGAGAGACTCACTCCACACGGGTCGGTCGCGCATGCGCATGCGTCGGCCGTTGAAGTCCGTCGCGGTCCATGTCGCCCCATTGATCTGAGCGCCGGTGTACCGCGACGTGCTCGGAATCATGACGACGCTTGGCGCCGAGCGGGCGTCGCTCACGTGGTCGCGACCGATGAGAATCTTTCCGTCGACGAGAGGGCGCTGCTGCCCGTTCTCGAGCAGGAGGTTCAGCTGCTGGCCGAGGGCGTCGATGATTTGCGTGATGACGCCAGGCATTCGCTACTCCGCTGCGACGTCGATGATGGAGCCAGACACCACGGCTCCGGTACCTGCGATGGCGCGCTGCGTCTCTTGCGTCAGCGCGCCGGTGATGGCGGCCTTCCACGTCGCTGGCAACCCGCGATTCGGCAAGATGGGCCGCGTCCCTTGGTGGTACTTGGCGTAGTCCGCGTCGATCGTGATTTGCACGCCGGCGCCGCTCATGGGACGGACGTCGATGCCCTTTCTCAGCTTCTCCTTGTCGATGAGGATGCGCGCGTGGCCCTTCTTCTTGATGGTGCTCGGCTTGAGCGGCTTCCACGCTCGGCCGTACGGGTCGGTGCCCGTATCGAACTGCCGCTGGATGAGCGCGGCGATCGATTCGCTCGCGCCTCGGCTGGCTCGAGCTGGGACTCGGGCGAGATCACGGATGGCGCGCGCCACGCTCTGCATCGCTGCAGCGGCGGCGTCTGCGTTGGCCATGGGTCACCACCCCCGATTCGCCTGGGTACCGCCCGTCGCGAGATTGACCACCGACACGGTGCTGATGCCCGGCTGCTGCTGGCCCGGTGGCTGGCCACTGGCCAGCGTCACGAGTGGGTGGCGCTGCTGGCGCTGCACTTCGTCAAAAAAGTCCTCCGCCATCGCGCGCATCTTGTCGGCCCGCTTGTAGTCGTCCGAGTCCGGGTTGATGCCGATGACGTTGACGATCTTGAAGGCCGCCATCCTGGCCACGTTGCCACGGATCGAGTTGTCCCAGACGAGCAGCGGCACCGCGCTCATCCCCCAGCGGCCACGCATGTAGCCATCGGCTTCGTCTGAGGCCTCGATGAGGCACGCGGTCAC